TACATTGTCACTATTGCGGCGGTGGTTGAACGTGCAGTCTATCCGAAACACAAACAACCAAGGATTACGGAGTACAAAGCACCACTCAATTCGCTTTTAGAAAATCCCCGCTGACCCCCCTGCATGTAGCTACCAACCTATTTAAATAATCACTATTTTTCGTTTTATTTGTTCGAATTGGATTCATCGATAACGGATGGATACGGANAATTTACAATTTTTAAAATGGATATANTAATGTACACTATTATCAAACCGACTCGAGAGAACAAAAAATATAAGGTTGTTTTCAAGGATGGAAGACCTTCGATTCATTTCGGGGATTCTCGATATCAACAATATAAAGATAAAACATCGTTGAAATTGTATTCACATCTCGATCATCTCGATAAAAAACGGAAACAACTGTATTATGCGCGTCACGGTGCATCCAAAAAGAAATATACCCCGAAGTATTTTAGTCATAAATATTTATGGTGAGATATTTATGTGTTAAAAAAAAAGTGAATTCATATATTTTTTTAACGATATACATCGTTCGTTGTTNAACGGTANCAAAAGTAAGAAACAATATGTGATATTTGATATCATCCATTCGACTATCCCAGTTCCACCAGCTTGTTTTTGTACAATGACATTGGAACTAATATTGGTTGTATTCTCACCTGAAACGTGTCTCCTCCACTTACTCTCTCTATTTCTTGTTGGGCCATGTGTCGATGTGTGTTATTGGTGACATATTCTAACACACATGACTCAAAAATAACATATTGATTTGTTTGCATATTCCTGAGTTTATCTAGGACGTCCCCTTGTATGGAGTTCATACATGGTGTACAATCTAACAAGTCAAGACATACATCCCCGCAACCGTAAGNTATATGGATGGTACTGCTCCAAAAGCCATTGGATGGACTTCCAATTACCAATAACGGTTTATTTGTCATTTTCGCTCGTNTCAACGCTTGTTCGTACATCGACTTGCGTCGATAATCTCTATAGAAAGCGCATATTAATTCGACACATATAATGCATCCCCCAACGTAAATCAAACAACACCAATACGAGGGACGTCGATTTTGCATTTATATTCTATTAGCCGTTATTTTATTCGCAAAATACACATTCTACAATTATCTGGACACAAAATAAAATCATTATGATGACGGTTACCATAGACACAGTATCCATTCTGTAAAGTTCGGTCTTTTGTTTAAGTTGTTCATTGGTGCGCTTCGTTCGGAATCGATCCATACCATGTGTTATTAAACGTTCTTTTCAAACTATATTGAAACGAGTTCCGGAAAGGACTCACAGGGATTGTCACCATTTTAGTAATTCGTCCCTGCCATNTGATTTGTTCATTGTACCCAAACGCACATGCATGGTAACAATTCTCGTGCGGNAAATCTTTGATTTTTTCGAACGATTCCCGATTATGAGTGGCAAATATCACGGCACCGATATCTTGTTTGTTTTCTTTCAAAATATCAATCGCGTAATCGTAGCGCGCGACCCGTTCGGGTTTTAGATTTTGATACATATCCCCATCACTTACGATTTTAATGTTCAAAAGCGTATTTTGCTCTTTATAATATTGAATGTCCTTTTTCAACAAATCGGTCGATTGTTTTTTATATGTGTGATACGTCTTGTAAACATTCCGACTGGTAGTGATTCTATCGATGTCATTCGTTTCGTCTTCCATGATAAGCGTATTGTTATTCATGCAAGCATGTGCGATAAGTTTTTGTATTAAATATGTATTGAAATCAAGTTTATACGGATTGATAGAATGATGGTTGTTCGCATATACTTCAAACATCTTCATGTATTTATCATACGTATCAAACAAATCTTTATGNTTTCCTACATATTTGATGACGGGTTGTATGCCATTTGTTTTAAATTCAAATAAGATGGAAGCAAGTCTTCCCTCATTGACGTACATTGTAATGGTGGGTTGGTTTACTCTTAAATGTGATGTTTCGTCGCGTGACTTACAATGGATATAATAGACCCCTCCGTCACGTGATTCACCATAATGCTACCAATATCATCATGTACAAGCTTTTGAAACATTTCGTACGGGGAATTATCACCGTCCATATGTTCCGAACCGTCTTTCATAACCTCATATATAAAACCGGTCGCGTTCGCTTTCANGACGTCAAGCGCGGATTGTTTCATTTTTTCCAAACATTCTAAACTTTTAACTTTTTTAATAGGTTGTTTGTACTTTTCTGCTTTCAGAATAACAGATGGATTCTCTATACTGGATCGTCGATTGGAATTAAAATTTGACGAATTTTGTCGAAGGNTCACGGAACTCGATGACTTTCGCATTTCCGGTTCCCTTTGCATATATGTAACATATTTGTTTAAGTGAGAATAAATATATAATATCATCCATGAGGTCAACTAATGTTCGAATCGTATGAAAGTAAATTTCTTATTTTATTACAATTTAATTTATATATGATACCATATGACTAAAACATGTTCGATATGTTTAAACCCGCTTACATCGTCCAAAAATATGACGACTAGATTTTCATGCGGGCACGAATTTCATGAAAAGTGTATACGGAGTTGGAACAAATCCAAACGCACCCAGTTACAAAAATCAACCTGTCCAATGTGTCGAGATCCAATTTCAAATCAAATGAGAAACGAAATGAAACGACGTGCGGACGATGTTTTGGTGTCTAAAAATATGTTGTTAATAAAAACTGTAAAAACGTACCGATACCTTCGAACGGGAACATCCGATACCGCCATCCGCTTTCAGCTTATGACCTTCGACAAGAACGAACCCAATAAAAAGNCCGACACTCTAGACGATATTCTTCGTCAAAAGTTCAATCCCATATTTCACTTCGTAATGGAAACAAGCGATCCGGGAGAAGACACAATTGAGGTTAAACGTTTCGTGGATGCATTGTTTTCTTTTTTGAAAAAGTTCGTGCTCTTCTTAAAACACCTCGACGAATCGTCAAACAGCACTCGTACTCAAATCGTCATGGTCAAATATCCCGATATTCCTTTACTTGCCAACCCGGACGGTGGAAAACATAACATCTTGACGGATGCGTTTTTGATATACATGAGCAAACATGTCCTCAACAAATGGAGACGTATATCCGTGTTTGATGTGAAAGAACGATTCCGATTACCTGAAAAGGTGAACGAAATACGGAAATGGTATGCCCCGTTACGATTAAAATTGTAACATTGATATTTTAGATTTTCCTTTATATGGTCAAGAATCCAATAACAATCCGCATAAACAAACCACATTTACACGTACATATATTATAGAGGATATTGTATGTATTCCTATTTGTCCTTTTATATTTTGCGTATTTATATATGTGGATATCGTATATGTATATGTATATGAACGAACAAAGCATATTCATACAAGTGAAACAAGCGATACACCACCAAAACAATGGCCATACAAGCGATACACAAAGATCGTTTGATGGTACAACAATTCGAAAACGCATCATACACTTCTTAGACGACGATTGTTACGAGAGGAAACTGCATGTTTTAGGGTAACTCGCGCTCCATCAATTCGATATCAAGCGTGATGAAACTCGCATTCTGAACGGTAAAGTGTATCTTATTGATTTCGGTTGGCATCCATAGACGACGACTTTTCTTGCGGAATTCCCATCTCATCAAGGGGAAACCCTTCCAGGATTCACGATGATGCAATTATGCTAAATTTTTAGTCGTCTACAACATGTACGGCGAAGAAAGAAAACCGCACATCTTTGGTTCAGTTTGGATACCGTAGACCCATAGCATATTACCTAGATTGGAAACTCATACTACACGCATCGAGAACATTGTCAAAGTTGATATCTTCCGGGGATGCATCAGTTTTACCATGTTTGGTGTAGAAATCTACGAATACAGTTTCGAAGTCTGTTGTCTGTTGTTGTCTGTTGTCCTCAGCAGTCAAACCAGCAAAATTTGTAGATTCGAACATAACATGGTCGCATACAACATTGTTTGAATCCATTTCGTGTATCGTATCTAATATAGCAATCGCATCTTCATGGGCTGTATTATATGGCTGAGGTATAAACATTCTGGTATTATCCAATAATACACAATTCTGATTTTCTGCATGTTCTGAATTTTCGAAAATCTGAAACAGACGATCGGCATCGATTGACTCAACTCCAAACAATAATTTGTTCTGAATAGCATTTTCGGGTGTGTTTAAGATATTATCCATATGTGTATAAAATTCATCATCAATTACCGCCCCAATCTCTCTCTGTTTATCAACCACCATCTTAATCCAATTCATCGAAACCTCACTTATTTTTGAACATGTTGTTGGAAGTGGTGAATTGATAAACAAATCATTATAAGTTTCTACCACGATTGTAGTAAATGGGTTATTTCCCGTGTACACCAGAGGATTTATGGTTGAAGACGGGGTCTCGTTATTATTACACGCAAGTTTATGTTGGTTACTTTCCATCCAATAGTTCATTAAAACTTTAGCTTTCATTTGATCTGACTGTTCTGCATCTCCATTTTTTGCATTTTCCTTCAACCATTTTTTGTCTTCACTCGTCGTATGTAAACCAACAACGAATTTTAAAATTCCACTTTCATCGAGTGTCTCGATTATTTGATTTAAATTATCGGTATCACTATCGTATGATTTACAGTTAGTGTATTTTTGTTTTGATAGTTTGCGTATTGTTTGTGGCCACGATCCCATAAAACCACCTAAAAATCCACAAGAAATCGCAAAAATTGAAAGAACAAATAGGAATACATACAACATCATAGTTTATGTGTATTGTATATATGTACATATGAATATATTCGAAATGAATACCACAAATGGATATATGACGAGTTAGGCTTGAATGGGCTGATTCGAGTAAAGAATCACATCGTGATTATGTTTTGTATTTTTGTAAAAGTTTAGACACATATCCTGTATGATTCGTTGGTGAATAATAATGATTTACCCATTTGTCGTAATGTATGCGTGTTCTTTTTTTATTCATCGCCTTCATTATTTTACGAATTTTAAACTGTTTTTGTATTACATTCAATGTATGGATCGAACAAAGTTGTTGAGTACGCAACAAGTATTTCCGATATAAAAGGCTCATGTTGTCCGTAAGGGTCACATCGATTCTTTCGAAAATGGTTTTTATCATTTGTGTACCGAAACTCACCAACGGTCCATAATGGGGCGTTATAAGCGTTGATATCCAACACTGACGTTTTATTTGTTTCATGCAAATTATGCTCACATTCATTATGTTTCGTTTTCGGACATCACACCACCAATACACTTTTAGTCCTTTGTACGCGATACTAACTTCAAGATTATACCATTCGTCTTCAATTTTACGAAATTCGATCTGATAACTTTCATGATTACATTTGGCGAATGGACTGTGCACATATTCGACATCTGGTATCAAAAATGGTATGAATCTCAATTGAGTTTCAAAAGATAAAACATACATGATGCATTTCTTATTTGTTCGTTCGTCTTTAGGTTATATACGCAAATATCATTTTTCTTTTTTCATTCATGTAAATTATCCAATCTTTTGGACCAAAACCGAAGTTGTTTTTCATATTTCTCTAATTCCGTTTTGGATTTGGTACGGTTCATTTTCCTCAATATATGTACAATTTGTTCTTTTGCCTTATGTTCCTTGAATTCTACATCACTGTTGTATGAGAGTCTGGACATCGCACTAGAATGCATATGATGAATATATCATACGTATGTTTTAATTATTTTCACTTAAAGAGTTCGATAACCATTTGGTATACAATCATGGCAATTCAGTCGTTCCTATCTTTCTTTCGAACTACAGAACAATCAAGCCATGTTCAAATTGATTCCGAACAATCTGAAGCCGATTATGCACCCACTTACGAGAATGCTTATGATTCAGACAATGAGTCCGACGACGCTTCCGATTCCGATTATGAAACCACGGACGAGGACGCTTCTGATTCAGAAACTGAGTCCGACGACGCTTCCGATTCCGATTATGAA